TGAGGATCGGGCCGGCCTCAATGTCATTCTGACAATGAGCCAAAACCAGGAGGAGCAGGCCGGCGTCATTGCCGATCTGCGGGCGCGATTGGAACAATGGGAACCGCAGATGCAAACGACCAACCAGGTCGTCACGCAGTTGTCCCAGGAGCAGCAGGCGAATAACGTCAAACGCATGGAAGGGCAGGTCCAGGAATCGTATGATCTGTTCGGCCAGGAAACGACGCAAGCGGCGGCCGAGTTCATTAAGAAAAATATCTCGACCCCAAACCGCAAAACCGGCCAGCCGTACACCGTGGCCGAGTTGGTGGCGTTGGAGTCGGGGCGCTCAGTGGACGACGCGCAGGCGGCACGACAGGGCAACAAAGCCGTGCGGCAGCGCTCGAAGCAGGGCGCCAACAACAACGGCGCCGCGCATCCGGCGACCACGCCGGCGGGTGGTTCTCTCTCAAAAGAGGAAGCGCTGCGCGAAATCGAATCAAATATGACGTAGATATTCCTTGACGGGAAATTAAATTATGGCACAGACCACCAGCGAAGTATGGGACAGTCATTGGAGCGCAACGCGCCGGACTGTTCGACCCGAAGTTGTTGACAACTTCTTCGAGGATTATCCCACCTTGGAAATGCACCGCCGCAAAGGGCTGCGCATGTCCAGCAAGGGGGGGAAAGAGATCGAGGTCAAACTCCAGACCAGTGGCGGGACCGCTGAGAGCTTCGACAAGTACGACGTTCTCAACAAGTCGCCGGTCGATCCGTTCGAGAGCGCATTCTATAAGCGCCGCTATTACGCCGCGCCGGTGATCCTTTCCGACACCGAGCACTGGGAAAATAGCGGCCCGGAACGCATTTTCGACGAGTTGGAGCACCTGGGTAATAACGCGATGAACTCGATCCTCAAAGCCATCAACGAGGATATTCTCAGCGCGCAGGCGGGGAAGAACATGCTCGGCTACCAGGATATTATAGCAGACGCCGCCGGCGCAACCGTGGGCGGCATCAATTCCAGCACGACCACGGCGTGGGAATCGCAGCGCTACACTACGTCTACCACGTTCACGACGCAGACCGTCACCAATATCTTTGACGGTATTGCGGCCTGGAACGAGGTGCTGGATAATTGCCGCATCCAGGGCGGCGTAATCAAGCAGATTGTGACCACGTACTCGATCGGCCGCGCTTATCGCGAGGCGATCAGTTCGCAGGGGTACGCGCGCACTGAGCTTGACAACGCTAAAGGTCCGGGGGGGAATATGTTGCCGCCATTTTACGCGGCCGAGGTGATCGCTGACAACGATTGCCCGTCCCTGCATAGCTATTTCCCGGACACCAGGCACACGAAGCTCGACGTGTTGTCCCAGGCCAATTTTCGCAAGACGCCGTTCACCAGTTTGCAGTCGAACGGCCAGCTGGCGCAGTTGGCCTATGTCGTGGCCGGTGTGCAGCTTTACACTGATAACCGCCGCCGTAATGGCGTAGCTACCGCCATCACCGGCAGCTAATCACGCGCCGGTTTATGCCGGCATCACAGCAGTTCAACGAAGGGGCGCCATCCCGCCGCAGGGACGCGCCCCTTTTTTAATTCTCGATTTCCAGGGCACAAGCCAATGTGCCAGGACCGAGCAAAGAAGGGCAGGAAATCATGGCAAATATTATTCAGAATGGCAACGTCAACGCACCATCTGACGGTGTCAAGCAGGGGCTTTTTGAAGAAAGCTCCACACAGCAGGGCAACGTCGGCGCCGAGCGCCGGCTCGAAGATGGGCGCTCTTTCCGCTACGCCTATTTTGCCGCCGCAACCAATTGCGGCCTTTTGGTTTCGACCGATGTCTCAGCTACGTCCGTAGTCGAGATTGATGGCAAATGCACGGCTGCCTCGGCCGCAGCTACCGAGGTGACAATCACGGATTCGACCACGTTGGGCAGTGCAACCGCCGACCAGTACGCCGGCGCTTATCTGCACATCACCGACGACGCCGGCGAGGGGCATCAGTACCGCATTCGGGGCAATACGGCCGCATCATCTAATGCCGTCGATTTTACCCTGTACGACGGGCTGCGGGTGGCGCTCACCACGGCCAGCGATGTGGCCATCACCGGGTACCCGTATAACAATGTGCGCGGCGCTACCGCCGGAACGGATTATATCGTGTCCGGCGTTACGGTGATGAGCGTCACGGCTAACTATTACGCCTGGGTTCAGACCCGGGGAATTGCGACCGTTCTCTCGGACGGCGCCGTGGCCATTGGGGTCAACCTGACGCTTTCGGACGGCGTAGCCGGCGCGGTGCAACTCAAAGATGCCGAAACTGAGCCGCTGGTCGGGTACGCCTGTTTTGCATCGGATGATACGGGCCACGTAGGGGTCAAACTTTACGGCCTCGATTAACAATTTTACCAGGTGGGCCGGCACGGGTCGGTCCACCTATTAACCCATCAAAGGAATTTTATGCCACGGAAACGCGCAGAACAGCCAGCAATGCACGACCGCGACCTATTAGATGAAGCGCTTGAAACGCAAAAGGTGGTCGTCGAAGACACCGACCCCGAAGAGGCGCCCCAGGCGGCCCCAGACGCCGCCGTAAAGGACGAACTCCTGCGCCTGCTGCAAGATCCCGATATAGCCAACCAGGCCGTGCAGACCGCCCTGGGGACGGCAGAGGGGCGCAAGGCGCTCAACGTGCCGCTGGGCGTGGGCGCGCCGGTGGGCGAATATCAGCGCAATTATAAAGGCGAGGAGCATTTGCGCGTGCACGGCGGCGTCGAAGTGGAGCATGAAAGGGGTTTCGTGCCTCTGCCGCCCTCGTATGTCACGAAATACGAAGCCAAAAACGGGCAGCAGACCGATTATGAGCCGGGCGAAGCGGTGGCGGTGAGAATGGACGCCTTAGAACCGCTGTTAGACGACGCCGGCCGGCCGATCAAAACCGAAATGTACCGCTTTTATCTCGATCAGCAGGTAAAGGGCGAGCGCCTGGACGGCAACGTGCGTTCAGATATGGCCGCCGGCGTTTTTGCCGCCGATGGTACGCCGCGCTTCCAGGCCGACGACCCGGGCATGGGGCCAACTTCCGAGGGGTAAATCATGACGCTTTCCCAGGCGATCACGACCGTATTAAAGCGGGTGGGCCTATCGACGGCCGCCGGCGAGCTGCAAGATCAAGCGCGCTTGTATTTGGGTATGGTCGTGGCCGAGGTTTCGCCGTTGGCTAATTGGTGGTGGCTGGATCGCACGACCACGTTTGCGACGGTGGCCAGTACGCGCACCTATACGCCGATCGAGGGCAACGTGGCTGCCTGGTTCAGCTTCGTGGATCAGTCCAACAACCGCACCCTCGATATTGTCGGGCCGGATGAATACGACATGCTGGACATTGACCGGGACGATTCCGGCACCGTGGAGGCCGTTTTTCTCGGTGGTCTTGATGCGTCTACGGGGTACCCGACAATAGAATTGTGGCGCACACCCTCCGCTGCGGCGACCATCCGGGTGCGTTATCGGCAGGACATTGGCGCCTGGACAGCGAGCAACGACAGCAGCGAATTACTGGCCTTGGGTCTGCCGCGCATTATGGAAAATGTGCTCATCTACGGCGCCTCTTCTCTATATATGGACGAAGAGGGGGACGAAGGTTCAGCGGCAAAAGAAGACGCGCGATATAGTCAAGCGTTAAGTCTGGCATTACGGCAAAATAGCCGGCAGCAAGGAAATCGACGATATCCACCGCTAAGAAATCGCGCCGGCGACGATGAGCTGGTCTTGCGAATTGGCACCGATACGGTGACAGGGGCATAAGGAAATGGCAATTTTCGGACAAAGTCAACCGACATCAGTGCGGCCGCCAAAGAAAAAAAAGCCGCAACCGCCACAAAAGGTTGTCACGGGTCCAGTATTAGGCGCGCCGAAGCAGGCGCCGGTCGGTGGTCGTCCCTTGGCCGAAGATTTAAGTGGTTTTTTGGGGTCGCAATTATTCCAGGCGACGCAAGGGCAGCCGGACCAAATCACACAAAGCCAGCTGGTCGATTTCGACGAGCAGACGCGCCGGGCGCGGGAACAGCAAATTGAGGATTTAAACCGTTTCGGTATAATCGGCGGGGGCGGGGTATCCTCGGGCCGAGTGGCGGATATCCTGGGCCGCTTTGACGCGGATACGCTGCGTGGCCGCCAAGCAGTCCGGGCCGCTGGGCTAAATCGCATATTAGGGACGATATTGCCCCAAGCAGTAGAACAGCAACGTTATATGGGCACCGAAGGGATCGAGCGCGCCAAATTGGAACAGGCAGGTGTTCAATTTGGGGAAACCTTAGCCGAGAAACGCCTGGGGCGCGAACAGGAGGCCGCTTTAGAGCGCGAGCGGATGGCGCAACGTGGCGGCGAGTTTACGGCCACATTAGGCGAAACGCAGGCCGGCCGGCAGCAGATCGCCAGTGAGGCGGCGCTGGATAGAGCGCAGCAAGCGGCACAATTTGGCGGCACATTAGGCGAGGCAACGGCGGCGCGCGAACAAGCGGCGGCCTTAGAGCGCGAGCGATTGGCGCAGCAGGCCGGCCAGTTTGGTGGGACGTTAGGCGAGCAGCAGGCGGCACGCGAGCAAGAGGGGCGCATGGAGATTGCACGCCTGACGCAGCAGGCGGGGCAGTTCGGTATGGGTCAGGATTTGGAGCGCGAGCGTCTGGGGCAGCAAGCCGGCCAGTTTGGGCGCTCTGCGACCGAGCAGGAGGCGGCGCGGTTGCAGCAGGCGGCATTGGAGCGTGAGCGTTTAGCAGAGCAGCGGGCCGGGCGTGAGCAAGAGGGGCGTATGGAAATAGGGCGCCTCACACAGCAGGCCGGCCAGTTCGGTCAAAGTTTGGCCGAGCAGCAGGCAGCGCGCTTGCAGCAGGCGGCCTTAGAGCGCGAGCAGATGGCGCAGCAGGCCGGCCAGTTTGGTGGGACGTTAGGCGAGCAGCAGGCGGCACGCGAGCAAGAGGGGCGCATGGAGATTGCACGCCTGACGCAGCAGGCGGGGCAGTTCGGTATGGGTCAGGATTTGGAGCGCGAGCGCCTGGCGCAGCAGGCCGGCCAGTTTGGTGGGACGTTGGCCGAACAAGAGGCAGCGCGCTTGCAGCAGGCGGCCTTAGAGCGCGAGCAGATGGCGCAGCAAGCCGGCCAGTTTGGGCGCACGGCGACCGAGCAGGAGGCGCAGCGGGTAGAGGCGCAGCGCTTGCAATCGCGCGAATTGACCGATATAACACGGAGGGCAGCGGAGGAGCGGCTATTAGAGCGCGAACGCCTGGCGCAGCAGGCCGGCCAGTTTGGCGGCACCCTGGGCGAACAGGAGGCCGCGAGAGAGCAAGCGGCGGCCTTAGAGCGCGAGCGCCTGGAGCAGCAAGCTGGGCAATTCGGCCTCTCATTGGCCGAGCAGGAGGCGCAACGGGTAGAGGCGCAGCGCTTGCAATCGCGCGAATTGTCGGATATAACAAATAGGGCAGCGGAGGAGCGGCTATTAGAGCGCGAACGCCTGGCGCAGCAAGCCGGCCAGTTTGGGGGCACCCTGGGCGAACAGCAGGCCGCACGGCAGCAGATCGCCAGCGAGGCGGCGCTGGATAGAGCGCAGCTATCGGCACAATTAGGTGAGGCAACGGCGGCCCGAGAACAAGAGGCGGCCTTAGAGCGCGAACGGATGGCGCAGCAGGCTGGCCAATTTGGCCGCACGGCGACCGAGCAGGAACGTACAGCAGCAGAGCAGGAGCGTTTGCGTAGCCGTGAATTGGGTGATATAACCGCGCGATTTGGACAGTCGTTAGCAGAGCAAACGGCCGCACGCCAAGCGCAAGAAGGCCTAGAGCAACAACGGATGGCGCAGCAGGCGGGCCAATTTGGGCGCACGGCGACCGAGCAGGAACGCGCGGCAGCGGAACAGGAGCGCCTGCGTAGCCGAGAATTGGGCGATATAACCTCGCGATTTGGACAGTCGTTAGCCGAGCAGACGGCCGCACGGCAGGCGCAAGAAGGGCAATTCGGCCTGGCGCAAGAGTTAGAGCGCGAACGGATGGAGCAGCAGGCTGGCCAGTTTGGGCGCACGGCGACCGAGCAGGAACGCGCCGCAGCGGAGCAGGAGCGCCTGCGTAGCCGTGAATTGGGCGATATAACCTCGCGATTCGGGCAATCGTTAGCCGAGCAAACGGCCGCACGGCAGGAGCAGGAAACCTTAGAGCGCGAGCGCCTGGAGCAGCAGGCCGGCCAGTTTGGCCGCTCTGCGACCGAGCAAGAGCGCGCGGCAGCGGAGCAGGAGCGGTTGCGCAGTCGAGAATTGAGCGATATAACCTCGCGATTCGGGCGCACGGCGACCGAGCAAGAGCGCGCCGCAGCAGAGCAGGAAACCTTAGAGCGCGAACGCCTGGCGCAGCAAGCCGGGCAGTTTGGCCGCTCTGCGACCGAGCAAGAGCGCGCGGCAGCAGAGCAGGAGCGGCTGCGCAGTCGAGAATTGGGCGATATAACCTCGCGATTCGGGCAATCGTTAGCCGAGCAAACGGCCGCACGGCAGGAGCAGGAAACCTTAGAGCGCGAACGCCTGGCGCAGCAGGCTGGCCAGTTTGGCCGCTCTGCGACCGAGCAGGAACGCGCCGCAGCGGAACAGGAGCGCCTGCGTAGCCGAGAATTGGGCGATATAACCTCGCGATTTGGACAGTCATTAGCCGAGCAAACGGCCGCACGGCAGGAGCAGGAAACCTTAGAGCGCGAACGCCTGGAGCAGCAAGCCGGGCAATTTGGGCAGTCGTTAGGCGAGCAACAGGCGGCACGGTTGCAGCAAGAGGATCAATTTGGGCAGTCATTGGCTGAGCAAATAGGCGCACGCCAGGCGCAGGAAAAGATTGAGCGGTTGCGTATAGGGCAGCAGGGGGAGCAATTCGGGCTATCGTTGGCTGAGCAACAGGCGGCACGGTTGCAGCAAGAGGGGCAATTTGGGCAGTCATTGGCTGAGCAACAGGCGGCACGGTTGCAGCAAGAGGGGCAATTTGGGCAGTCATTGGCTGAGCAAATAGGCGCACGCCAGGCGCAGGAAAAGATTGAGCGGTTGCGTATAGGGCAGCAGGGGGAGCAATTCGGGCTATCGTTAGGCGAGCAAGAGGCGGCACGGTTGCAGCAAGAGGGGCAATTTGGCCTGGCGCAAGATTTAGAGCGCGAACGGATGCAGCAGCAGGCCGGCCAGTTTGGGCGCACGGCGACCGAGCAAGAGCGCGCCGCAGGGGAACAGGAGCAGCTATTAAGCGAGAATTTAGAATTTGAGCGCAATAGGTTAGCTTTAGCCGAGTTATCGGCTGCTTTAGGTGAGGCAGAAATGAAAACGTTGCTTGAGGGTACAGGGGATATGCAAGCCAACATTTCGGGCATAATGGAAAGATTAGGCCTGAGAGGGGGAAATGAAGATCAGAGCGCCCTTAATGAAGATCAGACCGCCCTTATTGACGATTTGAGGGCGCAAATCGCAGAATATGAGGCAAACCAGGGCGACGGAATTCAGCCAGTGAAAAAGCCGCTGCTAGGCGACGACACAGGGACTAATGGCACTAATGGCAATGGCGGCCTTGAAGGTTTCGACCCTGCGAAATTTAACGATTATTTCAACACTAGCGAGGGAATGGAAAACTGGAATCCAGCATACGACCTTAACGCTGATGGTACGGTAAACTTTGACGATTTTCATTTAATGGGAGATTTGGTTGGTGAGGGCACGCCACAGGCGCCGGTAACAGATGCGGATACAGTAGAGGCTGTTCTTAACGGTGCTGATGGAGGCACGCCGTCGATGTACAAAGACTTTTCCACACCGCTAAAGTCGCAAGCCGACAGAGTGGACGATTCCGCACCAACTAGAAGCCTTGACGAAGTCTGGGAGGGCCGAAATCGAATAGCAGCTTTAAGCTATATTAGAGATGCGGGCTGGGACCCAGGCCAATTAACACCAGCACAAATTGAACTAATCAATCGAGAGGTTGGAGGTGGCGGTAGGGGCTTTTAAAACGTCGTGGAAGTGAAAGGGAATAAAGCATGCGATTATGGCCAAAAACAAAAGCTAGAGGTTGGTACGGCCCGTTTGATCTAGTGGAAGATATCACAAGTCCGATTGAAAAAGGGGCGTCGTGGGCTACGAAGGATCGAGGTTGGACCGATTGGCTAAAAGATAAGGGTTCAGACATTGAAAAAAGCCGCGTAGGGGGGGCCGTATTGGCCACTAGTCCATCGGTGGGCGTGGCCTACGGCGACGAGGGGTTTCAAGCGCAGGCCGGGCTTAACCGGGCACAAGGCGGCCCATCGTTAACCGTGGGCCAGGGGCAACGAGGCCAGGAAAATCAAGGCCGCGATTGGGGCGGGACCATTATGTCATTGCTCCCCATTTTGGCGCAAGGGGCCGGTTCATATCTGCAATATGGCCGCGAAGAAAAAGACCGGGAGCGAATGGCCGATGCACAAAAATTTTCTGATTGGGTCAATGTTATTGCGGGACGAAATGTAGCAACGCCCCAATTTACGCCCTCGAAGGTTAGCGGCTGGGAAAAGCTGGCGAACATCGGCGGCCAGGCATTGCAAATGGGGCAGCAGCAGCGCGCGCAGGCCGAGCAGAACCGGTTGCGCGAGTTGCAGATTCAGGCGGCGCAGGGATCGCTGGAAGCGCAACGGGCGCAGCAAGAAATGTTGCAAGGGCGCGGAATGGCTGCAATGCAACAGCAGGCAGAAGCGCAAGACACGGGACCGGGCGAAGGCGATTATGTGGTCGGCGGCGGCGAAGTGGCAACGGTTGAAGCGCCCAGAATCGGGCCAACGCCATATCAGGCTATAGGTATGGCCAAAGAAGAGCGCGAAAACTTAGCAGGCATAATTGCCTATGCCAATGCAATGGCAAAGTCGGGGGGCGTTCTTAGTTCAAAAGAAAAAGCCTCGATTGAGTCAGCAATGAGGAAAGACTTTAATAATCACAAAGCCGCAAAAAATTATTTCGGTAGAGCGCCTGCTTATGAACAGATTAAAATTTTAGCGACGAACAGGGATGCAGTAAATCCACGCACAGGTTTAAAGTTCAAATCACAAGGTGCGCGAGACATTGGGTTAGTTTTCAGTTTTATGAAATTATTAGACCCGCCTTCAACCGTGCGCGAAGGGGAGGCAGCATCAGCAGAAAACGCCGGGGGGGTGCCTGATAAATGGCGCAATACTTACAATCGGCTAATAGAAGGCCAAAGGCTGGCCGAAAGTGTGCGGGAAGAAATGTTATTCGTGGCAGAATCAGTTTATAAAGCCGCCGAACTCCCTTTTTTACAATTAAGTGAACTCTACCAGGGCGTAGCAAGCAGGACAGGGGTCGATTTTGAGAACATCGGATTAAATCCCTATTCGCATCTGCAAAAAACAGAAGGTGGGGGCGCCGACCAGGCAACGGGCGCAAATGTTGGCATGTTATCCTTTTTCGAGAAAGTCGCCGCAGGCGATCAAGAAGCGCTGCGGATCTTCAAACAATTAAGCCCCTATTTAGATTAAACAGGCAAAAAAATGGCCGATTTAACATTAACGCAACAGGAACGCGATAAACTCGATCGGTTGCTCCAGCTTTCGGGTGGCACTGTTTTGGGTGTTTCAGATTCGACCCTGGCGCAACCTTTAGAATTGCCCGTGCGTGATTATACGGGTCAATTAGAATTGCCAGAACCGGCGCCGGTTTTTAGCGCCGGCACCTCTGAGGGTTTGCCCGTGCGCGATTATACGGGCGCGGAGGAATTAGCGGAGGAATTAACGGAAAACGAGAGAGAGAAAATCTGGAAACGGATTGGCTTGTCGGGGGAGGCCGATATAAGTTGGTGGGATCGTGCCAAGGCGTCTACGGGTAGCACGCCAGAAGACCAGATTGCCATTTTAAAAAAACAATTACCTTCCGGGTATGAGGTCGCACGATTGCCCAAAGAAAAAGGTGGAGATGTTGCCATTCGAGATCTGGCAGGCACTTGGCGCCGCTTAGATGATCCCGACCAAATAAATTGGGGTGATTTGGCCGATTGGGTGGGCGAGTTGCCCGAAATCGTAGGCGCAACCGTGGGCGGCACCAAGGGGTTTTTGGCCGGGTTGGCTATGGGCGTCCCATTAACCCCGTTAGGCATGGCTACTACAAGCATGGCGGGGGCCGCAGTGGGGGCGGCCGCAGGAGGGGCAACCGGCGACGCTGCACGGCAAGTCGCAGCTCAATATTTCGGTCGAGAAAGACCTATTAGTGGCGAAGAAATTACGGCAGCGGGCGGTCGATCTGCTGCCGGGGGCGCTGCTGGTGGCGCGCCGCCGGTTGCTGCGCAAGCAGCGTTGCGACCCGTAGGTGCGTTATTGCGACCTAAGCCGGCCGGTGCTCGTTGGTTTGATCGTGGTTGGGGGTCTGAAACTGCGGCAAGGCGCCGACCCGAAGCCGAACAAATTTCTCGGGAGTTGGGTATTGCGCCCGCAGATTTGCCGCCGTCCGTGCGCTCAGAATCAAAATTAGTGCAGGGCGTCGAGCAATTTTTAAAGGAATCGCCTTATTCCGCTGATTTTATGGAGCAAGAAGTCACGCAACCCTTTGTGTCGGGTATTACCAAAGCAATGGGGCGAACACGGCAAAGAATCGGGGGTGCAGACGCCGCCACGGCCGTGCGGTCGGAAATAGATATAGGAGATTTTGAAAAGGGATTAGTGCAGTCTGTAGAGCAAAGCAGAAAACAAGCCGGCAAATTTATGGATAAAGCATTTAATACGGCAACCAAGTTAGTGCCGGACAACCGCAGGGTGCAAATGGTAAATTTGCCGGCCTATTTGGATGAAATCGGCATCACGCGGCGCTTGGGGGAAGAGGGTAAATTTGAATTATTGCGTGGGGGAGCTGATGAACCATTAAATGCGCTCCGCGCTGCGGTCGATGAAGTGCATAATTTTGGCGACCTTAAAGAATTAAAGCGCTTGATTCAGTTGCGATATAGTCAAGATGCCTTTGGCAACCAGGGGAAAGTTGTATATCGCAACTTGATGCAAGATTTAGAACATAATTTTGATTTGCAAAGTAGGGGCGGCGAGGCGGCCACGGAATTTAAGCGTTATTTAAGTTTGGCAGAGAAAAATATCAATTTAAACGAAAGTTCTGCCGTGCGGAAAATATTTGGCCGTAATCCTGCCACGGTAGACCTGGAGAAAATTGATGACGTAGCAAATAAGGTTTTCCGAACTAAAAGCAAGGTGGCCATCCAGCGATTTAAAGAGCGGATAGGGGCGGTTGGCACCGAAGAGGGGCTAGAGCCGAACAATATGGGAGAATTGGTCTGGCGTCAAATGCAGCAATTACACCTGGACAAAATAATAGCAGAGGCGACAGAACATCCCGATAAATTAAATATAGCGGGCAAGACTTTTTATAATAAACTCTTTGGCCCGAGTGGATTAGGCGAGGATGTTGTTGCGGGTATTTATGGGCCGAGGGTAACAGCCGAATTAAAGAAAATGTCCAGGCTTTTAATTGACGGCAATGTGTCGGAGCAGTTTTTCAAGAACTACTCAAATACGGGCATCCGCAATGAGATGAGCGAATCTTTAAAGAATCCTGTGACCTTTCTTTTAAGTTGGGGTAAAAATATCCTCGCTCGCCAACCTTGGAAAACGCCAATGAGGCGAGAATTTTTAAGTCGTGGTATGACGCCAGACGTTAGAAGTTCTCTTATGAAAAAAATCGGAAGTTATAAATCGCAGATTCCGGGACAATTGGGCTATCGTGCGGCGACAGAACAGGACACCACGGGGGCGCGATAATGGCACTGGCCGCCGAACCGCTCCAGCTGGGACCGTGGCGCACGGTGCGCTATGATATCCCGCCAGAAGAGTGCGCGCCGGACGAATTAAGCGACATGCAAAACGTACGAATCGGCGCGGCCGGTCAAGCGACCTCGCGGCCCGGGACACTATCGTATCAAAGCGCCAGCGCCCTATCGGGCGGCCCAACGGTCAACCTGGCCGTAGAGTTCAAACCAACGGCATCGACTACGCACGTTGTCATTGCCGCCGGCAATAAACTCTATCGCTACAATTCGGGCTGGACGGATATCACCGGCAGCACGACGATAACCGCCGGCGATGATAACACCTTTGAATGGGCCGACGCCAACGGCACCCTTGTCGTAACCAATGGCGTCGATACGGACGCGATCAAATGGACCGGCTCGGGCAACGCGGCGACCCTGGACGACGACGCGCGATTCACGAAGGGCAAGCATATCGCTTGGTACGATAATCGGCTGTGGATCGGCAACGTAGACGGGGCGACCGGGCAGCTTTGGTATTCGGATATTGCCGATATCGAAACCTGGGGCGCGACCTCATTTTTTAATTTTGGCGGCATTATTCGCGGTCTGGTGCCGACGCAATCGTCGCTGGTGGTGCACACCACAGACGGTATCTATACGCTCCAGAGGACCGGCAACGCGGTCAATCCCTATATTCCCACGCAGCGCACAGGGAGCAACCAGGCGGCGCCACTGGCGGCCATAGACGGGCGCTCGATTGTGGCCGTGCCGGATGATGTGCAGTTGATGATTCTGGAAGACGGAATATACGAATGGGACGGCGGCAATGCGATATTGAAAATAAGCGGTGCGCTGGACGACGGTTATTGGGACAATATCAACACGGCGCGCTTATCGCAAGCCTTCGCCGGCCGATTTCCGAGGGAAAATGAGGTCTGGTTTACCCTGCCCTATGGCGCCAGTCAAACCAATATGAACCATATCATGGTTTGGAATCATCGCCGGCGCGGCTGGTATGGGCCGCTGTCGGGCTGGGAGCGGAATTGCTTTGGCCTAATAGGCCAAAAGCCGCACCTGGGCGATTTCGACGGCTATTTATGGGACCACGACACCGGCGACGACGACAACGTGACCACGGCCATAGATTCTTTTTTTGAAACCGGCGCGCCGGCGCCTTATGGGCCGGATGTGGATGTACGATGGCTGCAAGCGCGGCATTTTTACGACGGCAAAGGGAATTGGTCGGTGCAATCGCTGCAACAAAGCGCGGATTTAATCGGCGCGACTGAAAGCGTACCGATGCGCGGCGCCGGGTTTTTGTTGGGAACGGATAGTCTGGGGTCAACGGTGCGGATGCAGCCGGTGCGGCAGTTGAGCCAGGACGTGCCGCTTGTGGGGTATGGGCCGAGTAGCAGCTTGAAAATTTCCTTAAATGCGGTCAATCAATCGTTTTCGTACCGGAAAATAGTTGCACGCTTTAAACCTTTGGGCCGGCAGGGCAAGCCGCGACCCGTGGACGCTTAACCGAGGCAAATCATGGCTAATTTTGGACGGGTAAAAACCTGGTCGGCAGAAACGCTACAGCCCGCCGACCTAAACGCCGAATTTGACAATATTATTAATAATGTAACCTCCGGGTCGGTATCGTCGGCCAATATCGACCTGACCGATGGCTACGCCTGGACCGGCACCCATACCTGGTCAGTCGATGCCAAAATATTAAACGGCGCTGGCCTCATCGTCGGCAATACGGCCCAGGTGACGACCTCCGCGACGGGCGAGTTGCAGGTATTGGGAACGGCAGCCGCCGATTCTACGGCCATTATAGGCCAATGGGCGGCAGCCGCGACGGGTGGCACGTTGTCGTTCGTGAAATCGAGAAACGCGACGATCGGGTCGTCTACGATTGTGGTAAACAACGATGTGCTGGGAACGATCGAATTCATGGCCGACGACGGGTCTGATTTTGCCACGCCGGCGGCGTCGATATTCTCCCGGGTAAACGGCACGCCAGGCGCAAACGATATGCCGGGCGAGCTGGTGCTGGCCGTTACGGCCGACGCGGGCAATGCAGTAACCGAGCGCGTGCGGATCTTGCAAAACGGCACGGTGGAACTGAACAGCTCGACGCTTTCCTTCGACGGCGCGGCCTCGATTGATACCTCCGGGAACGCCATTCTGGGCCTGTCGGCCGGTACGGCTGACATCCAGGTCACGGCCTCGAACCTGACGCCGGCCAGCAACGACGGCAGCGCCCTGGGTGTTTCGGGGACGGCCTGGGCGGACCTTTTCCTGGCCTCCGGGTCGGTGGTCAACTGGGTGGCCGGCGATATTACCCTGACCCATTCGGCCGGCAAGCTGACCTTTGGTGGCGACGGCGCGGTCGAGATTGATTTTAATAATCACGAAATGACCAATATCGACGTAAACAGCGGCGCGATCGACGGCACAATCATCGGCGCGGCCAGTGCAGCGGCGGGGAGCTTTGCGGCGTTGGTTGGCACCAGCTTGGATATTAACGGCGCAGCCGATATATCGGGCGATCTCACCTTGTCGGCGGGCGCCGATGGGGCTTTGACGTTTGCAAATGCCGGGGAAAATAGCATAAAGATACCTGATAATCAGGCCAGTGCGCTGATCATCGAGGAAGCGGATGCGGCCTATTTGACTTTTGTCACGACGAACAGCGGCGAAAAAATCACGCTGGGCAAAAAGCTGGAAGCCGGGTCGGTAGAAATCGAGGGCAGCGGCTTTGATATAAATGGCGGCGCGATCGACGGCACAATCATCGGCGCGGCCAGTGCAGCGGCGGGGACGTTTGCGGCTATAGTCGGCACTAGCTTAAACGTGAGCGATGGCAATATCACGAACGTGGGCGATATTGCGCTCGATTCGATTTCGTCGGATGCAGGAACGTCGATAAATGTGGTCCTGGGCAGTGATGCCGGAGACGATTTTACGGTAGATACCGACAAGCTAGTGGTTGAAGGGGACACCGGGCGCATCGGCATAGGCACGGCGGCACCTGCTAAGGCTCTTCATATAGAACATGGCGACGATGATGGCGGGTTGTTGTTGGAAAACTCAGGGACTGCTGGCGCTGGCGCTGCGTTGACGTTATACAAAAATGGGGGTCATCCTAACCAATATGACATACTGGGTCGAATAATATGGCAGCAAAATTCGCAAGCGGGTCAACATGAATTTGCTAGTATAGTAGCCCAAAATCAGAGTGATCCTGCATCAGATAGTGGCTCAGAGGACGGCCTCATTGATATTAATGTTTTCCGAGGTGGGAGTTCAAGGATTGCCATGCGTATAGAAAACGCTGGATCTACTCATGAAATAGTAATGAATGAGGCGGGGGATGATACGGATTTCAGAGTTGAAAGCGATGTATCTACAAAGGCATTTTTTGTGGATGGCGCAAATTCGAACGTGACGATAGGCGCTGGTGCGGCTTTAGCAACTAGCGCAACAGCCGGTTTTCTTTACATTCCTTCTATGGCAGGCGGTCCTTCGGGGACACCGACAGATTATACTGCATTATCCGCTATCGTACACGACACGAGTAATCACCGTATATATCTATATGATCACGTCAATGGCGCATGGAAGTATGCCGCGTTAAGCGATATATAAGGAGGCAATATAATGGCAGTCGCATATACGCTAACTATTACGGATAGGGTGCGGGTACTGCAAACCGCAACGCTTAAAAACGGTACCGATGTCGTGGATTACGTATCGGCAGTAGTTTGCTATCTCGCGGGCAGCGAAACGGTAGGCGATAAAACGTATACAGCTAGTACGGACGGCTGGGTGCCGCTGACTGCCCCATCCGAACATGAAGGCAGTTATGACACCTACGCCGATCTCACATCTCGTCCCGCCTGGATCACCGCAGCGGGTAATGCCTGGGCCAGCGATGACCGAAAGGCAAATCTTGCATCGCAAATAGAAGGACAAAAAACTGCGCCGAGTGATGGCCAAGCAGTGTGGGCTTAATGTTTGGACACCTCGCAACTACCGCATATAGACGCAGGCACACAGGCCGCAGCGGAGGCATTTGTCGGCGCCTGGTTGTGGGTTGCTGTGGCGCTGTTTTTGTTGCTGCTCTTTCGCAATTTTCTGCAAAATGTGGTCGAGGGAATTTCAATTCAGTGGGGCAACGAGTACGAGCAGGACGAAGTCGTTTGGCTGCATCTGAACGGCGACAGGCGACCGGCGAGGATTGCGCGGTTTGGCCTGGCGAGGACGAGTTTTTATTGCTACGACGTGACCGACCGGGACGGAAAAATGACGATTACAGGCGGCACCCTGCTGACAGTGCCAAATTCGGAAGTCAAGGGGCTGAGAATTGAAAGACCTCTCGATAAATTGGATCTATTACCCCCAGAAAGGTAAGGTGACGCATAATATGACAGTCGAACAGATCAAAGAGCGCCTTGAAGTTATTGCCACGCAGCTTAACGAAAGGGCTAATCAGCTATTGGCCGCTGATCCAGTAGCGTGCGAATTGCTGGGCTTAAAAAAAGGCATGGAAATGTGTATAGGTGACGCATTTAGCGGCGAACCAGAGGGCAACGGCGAGGTCGAGCGTGAAGAGAGCATTGAAGCGATTGCTGGTGGTTGAAAAGATTAAGCGCCTGATTCGTGTAATTCGTTTGCTGTTTCAAAAGTAGGTATTAAAAGCAAGGGGTCGCTATGCCGAAAGTAGGGAGCAAGCATTTTTCATATTCGCGCGCCGGGCGCAAAGCCGCAGCGGCGTACAAGAAAAAAATAACGGGCACGGGTCGCAAGAAAAGCGCCGGCGGTAAGCGGAAGAGATAAGCCGATCTAATGCGCATCTAACGGCATCTAATATTCCGCCGTCTAATGTATATCTAATAATGAAATAGGGCGAAATTGTACAATACTGCAATATGCACCCGGGTTTACCTATGAAATCCGGGTATTTTTTTTAATAAAATTGTACGTAATTGTACGTAATTGTGCGTATTTTAATAATGTGGTAAATCAGGGGGGAAAGATCTCCCTGATGTTTCACGTGAAATATTTAAAAAATGATATAAGCGAAATATATACAGAAATTTACGGTGTTTTTATTATTGCCTTGTTCGGGCAATATCTAATGAATATCTAACGCGCCGCGCCAAAAAGGGCTACATCGAGCCGTTTGGCTGCCTCCTGGCCGTGTTCGGGGAACAGGTGGCCGTATACGTCAAACGTGGTTTGTATGCTGGCGTGCCGCATTTGCTGCTGGATATATTTGGGACTTTCGCCCTGGTCGATCAATAACGCCGCACAGGTGTGGCGCAGATCGTGCAGCCGGATGGGGGGCAAGCCGGCTTTTTCGAGCAAGGGCTTCCAGATCACGGCCCAAAGATTAACGGGATTATATACGGTCCCTCGTTTTCGCGGAAATATTAAACCTAAATCGGTATATTTAGGTTCTTGTAAGCGGTGCCTGGCCTGTTCTATTTTGTGCGTTTTCAATAGATCCAGGCACGCCGGCGATAATTGCACCGTGCCGGCCGATTGGTCCGATTTGGGCGCTTTAAATCCTTTTTGGGGACCGTGGTATTGATACGCTTCGACCACGGTATATCGGCCCTGGTCCCAATCTACATGTTCCCATTTCATCGCAACCAGCTCACCGACGCGCAGGCCGGTTATCACGGCCGTCAAAACAAAAGCGCGCCATTGGGTGTTTTCCGTCGCCTCTAATAGCTGCCGGATTTGTGCGTGGTTTAAATAGCTTTTTTCCCTTTTCGGCACTTTCGGCAACGGTACATTTGCGGCTGGATTTTTTATCAAATAGTTCCATTCAATGCCTTGTTTGAAAATTTGCTTTATTTGTATCAACAAGGCCGAAACGTAATTACCGCTATAATCCTTTAAAAGATCCGCTTTCCAGCGCTCGATGTTTTCGCGGCTTATTTTTGTTAATTGTCGCCGGCCGAATCTAGGCAAAATATGAAGTTGCAGGTTTTTTCCGTATTTAATATGGCTATTGGCCGCCAGCCCGGGGCGCATGGTTTCCAGCCAGTTCTGGGCAAATTCGGCCAGGGTGATCTGCGGCAGCTCGAAAAACTCCCCCCGGGAAATCTCGGCCACGACCTGGGCGCGGTACGCCTCGGCGTTCTTCTTGGTCTGGTCGCCGGGTAATTTCAGCCATTTCTGCCGGCCCTCGTAGGGTACGACGATATAATATAGATAGGTGCCGGTTTTTGCTTTGCGTTTAACAATTGAGCCGCGCAAGGGGTATGGCCTTCCGGTTTTGCACTTCGCCTTGTTGATCGTCTATTTTGGTCTTGACCCATAGATCGAAATCGTCTTTGGGTATGCGTCTAATCTTTCCGAAATGTACGCACGGCAATTCACCGCTTGCAAGCAATTTATACGCGGTTGGGCGCGATATGCGCAATATTCCGGCAATTTCTGGGATGGTGTAAAACTCGGTCATGTGTAGTTTCTACCCTTTTTTGTGTAGTTTCTACCCTTTTTTGTGTAGTAATTGCGCATTTATACGAAGTAATTGCGCATTTATACGAAGTAATTGCGCATCAGGTACGAAGTTACTTCGTACCTCGCCCTCGAAAAAAATGGTGGAAAATTAGGCGGGCTTATCCTTTTT